AGCGCCAGGCGGCGCGACTAATTATGCGCGCGTGCGCACGGTCGGCGAGGCGCTCAAGGCCGAAGAACGGCGCATCAAGCTGGATGTGCTCAAGGGAAAACTTGTCGATCGCGCTCGCGCAATCGCAACCGTGTTCGGGCTTGCGCGTCGCGAGCGCGACGCATGGGTTCAATGGCCGGCGCGCGTTGCGGCGTTGATGGCGGCGGAATTGCGCGTCGATCCACATCAGATGGAAACGGTCCTGGAATCGTATGTCCGGCGGCACCTCGCCGAACTCTCAGACGTCCGTGTCGAACTCCGGTGAGGCCTATGACGGCGAGGCCGACATCATCCGCGCCTGGGCGCGAGGACTCGCTCCCGATCCGGCGCTGACGGTTTCGGAATGGGCGGACCGGTATCGCATTCTCTCGTCGCGGGCGGCGTCGGAAGCTGGTCGCTACCGGACCGACCGCACGCCCTACATGCGGGCGATCATGGACGCGCTGTCGCCGTCGCATCCGGCGCGGCGGATCGTATTCATGAAGGCGGCGCAGGTGGGTGCGACCGAGGCCGGCAACAACTGGATCGGCTACTGCATCCACCAGGCGCCCGGGCCGTTTCTCGCTGTCCAGCCAACGACCGAGCTTGCCAAGCGGCTCTCGCAGCAACGCATCGAGCCGCTCATCGAGGAAAGCCCGGAGTTGCGGGCGCTGATCATGCCGGCGCGTTCGCGCGACGCCGGCAATACGGTGTTCGCGAAGCGGTTCGCCGGCGGCCAGCTCGTCCTTACCGGCGCGAACAGCGCGGTCGGCCTGCGGTCGATGCCGGCGCGCTATGTCTTCCTCGACGAGATCGATGCCTACGATGGCGACGTCGACGGCGAGGGCGATCCGGTTGCACTTGCGGTCGCGCGGACGAGGACGTTCGGTCACCGGGCGAAGGTCTTTCTCGTGTCGACGCCGACGATCAAGGGGCTTTCGCGGATCGAACGCGAATATGAAGCCTCTGATCAAAGGCGTTATTTCGTGCCGTGTCCGCATTGCGGAGCGATGCAATGGCTAAAGTTCGAGCGCCTGCGTTGGGAAAAGGGCCGACCGGAAACGGTCCAGTACATCTGCGAAGGCTGCGAAGCCGGCTTCGCCGAGCATTGCAAGACGTGGATGAACGCCAACGGCGAGTGGCGTGCGACTGCTACGTCGTCCGATCCGTATGTCGTTGGGTTTCACATCTCCGGCCTTTACTCGCCGGTCGGGTGGCTGTCGTGGGAGCAGATTGCGCGCGACTGGGAAGCGGCGCAGGGCAACGATGCCGAGCTGAAGGCCACAAAGAACACGCTGCTCGGTGAGACATGGCAGGAACGCGGCGAGGCGCCTGACTGGCAGCGTCTCTACGAACGGCGCGAGGGGCGGTTAGGCGTGGTGCCGCGCGGCGGACTGATTCTTACCGCCGGCGCCGACGTGCAGCACGACCGCATCGAAGTCGATGTCTGGGCCTGGGGCCGGCGCCTCGAAAGCTGGCTTGTCGATCACGTCGTGCTGGAAGGCGATACTTCGCGTCAGGAAGTATGGAGCCGGTTGACGGCGCTCCTGGACCAGACGTGGAAGCACGAGAACGGCGCGCGCATGCGGCTTGCGCGTCTCGCGGTGGACTCGGGCGACGGGCGCACCACCGCCGCTGTCTATGCGTGGGTGCGCCGCGCAGGAGCCGGGCAGGCTATCGCGGTCAAGGGTACGTATCGTTTCGATCGATCAACGCCTGTCGAAGGCCCTTCGTATGTCGATCTGTCCGAGGGCGGCAGGAAAATTCGCCGCGGCGCGAAGGTGTGGAGCGTCTGCGTCGCGGTGTTCAAATCCGAGACGTACCGGTTTCTCCGGCTCGATCGGCCGACGGACGAGGAGATTGCGTCCGGCGCCGTCTTTCCGGACGGCTACATCCACATCCCGCTCGGCGTGACGGCCGAGTGGATCAAGCAGCTCACCGCCGAGCAGCTCGTCACCGTCCGCGACCGGCGCGGCTTCTCGAAATTGGAATGGCGGCAGATGCGGGAGCGTAACGAGGCGCTCGATTGCCGCGTTTATGCGCGCGCGGCGGCGTGGCTCGTCGGCATCGATCGTTGGGACGATCGGCGCTGGGAACAGCAGGAAATGCAGATCGACGCTGCGCACCGCGAGGATGCGACTTCCGGCGATGGCAGGTTGCCATCGTCGCAAGATGAAATTCGTCGCAGTGACTGGCTTGGCCGACACGAGGGATGGCTCTGATGCTTCGGATTCTGACCGGCGAAGAGGCTATTAGGTTTCTAGAGAACGATCCGAAGTCGGTGATATTCCCGCTCGGGCTGTTCATGATGCAATTCGATTTGACCTTTGACGAAGTGAAGGCGGAAGCTGCCTCCGGTCGATTGCGTCTGCAAGGAAGGCCAACAGATGATGGCTATGACCATGTGAACGTAAGCATGGAATCGCTCATCGATTGGCTTGCTAATCCGAAAACGCCGCGCGTGTTTGTCGATCGGTTCTTTAAATACAAAAGTGTCGGGGTCGCTTGATGGCGTGGTCGCAATCCGAACTTGACGCGTTAAGGCGCGCATATGCGAGCGGCACGCTGCGCGTGACTTATGACGGCAAGACCGTCGAATACGGATCGGCCGCCGATCTGCTCGCGCGCATCCGTACCATCGAAGGGGAAATGCAGGCGGCTGCCGGCACGCCGCGTCCCGTCGCGGGCTTCGCGTCGTTCAACAGGGGCGACAATTGAGCGTGCATACGACCTGGTTCGACCGCGCGGTTGCAGCCATCGCGCCGCGCGCGGCTGTGAAGCGTCTTGCCGCCCGGCAGGCCTTTGCGATGCTTGCGCGCGGCTACGATGGCGCCGCGGTCGGACGCCGTACGGACGGCTGGCGCGCGCCTTCGACATCGGCAGACGCAGAGATCGCGTCGGCCGGCGCGCGTTTGCGCGATCGCATGCGTGACCTCGTCCGCAATAATCCGCATGCGGCGAAGGCCGTTGCGGTGCTCGTGAACAATATTGTGGGCAGCGGCTTCGAGGCGCGTGCGGCGAGCGGAAATGACGCGATCGATCGTCGCATCAACGCGCTGTGGGAGGAATGGTGCACCCGGTGTGATGCAGACGGGCTCGGCGACTTCGACGCGCTCATGACGCTCGCTGTCCGCGAGATGATCGAGGCCGGCGAGGTTTTCGTGCGCCGTCGCACGCGGCGTGCTGAAGACGGCCTGTCAGTGCCGATGCAGGTTCAACTCTACGAGGCCGACCATCTCGACGAGTCGAAGATTGGCGCGCTTGCGGATGGCGGCCGCATCGTGCGCGGCATCGAGTACGATCCGATCGGTCAACGGCGCGCTTACTGGTTCTTTCCGGACCATCCGGGCGACGTGGCCGTGCCGTTGGCGCGCAGCTTCCAATCGGTCCGCGTGCCGGCGGACGGCGTGGCGCATCTCTATGAGCGTCAGCGCGTGCAGCAGCGCGGCGTTCCTTGGGGCGCGCCGGTCATGCGCGCGTTGCGTGATCTCGATGACTGGACCAATGCCGAGCTCGTCCGCAAGAAAACGGAAGCCTGCCTCGTTGGTGTCGTCATTGGCGCGGACGAGGCCGAGCAGGGAATCGCGCCGACGGTGGTCGACGCAAGCGGCAAGCGCATCGAGCAGTTCGAACCGGGGCTGATCGCCTATGCCCGCGGCGGCAAGGACATCAAGTTCAATCAGCCGGCCGCGACGGCGGGCGTGAGCGAATGGTTGCGTGCGCAACTGCATATAATCGCGGCCGGCTTCCGCGTGCCTTACGAGCTGCTCACCGGCGATTTGAGCCAGGTGAACTATTCGTCGATCCGCGCCGGGCTTGTCGAGTTCCGGCGGATGGTCGAGGCCATGCAATGGCAGATCGTCATTCCTGGCTTCTGCCAGCCGGTGTGGAACTGGTTCATCGATGCGGCATGGACGGCGGGCCTGATCTCTGAGCCGACCGTACCGGCCGAATGGGAGCCACCGCGCTTCGAGGCGGTCGACCCGCTCAAGGACGCGCAGGCGGACCTCATGATGATCCGTACCGGGACGCTCACGCTCGCGCAGGCGATCGCGCGTCAGGGGCGCAATCCCGACGCGCAGATCGCCGAGATCGCTGCGACGAACGCGAAGCTCGATGCCGCGAAGATCGTGCTCGACAGCGATCCGCGGCGCGTCACCCAGCAGGGACTTTTTCAGCCGCAGGAAGACGCCGGCGGGGTCGGCGGCTGACGCAACGAGGTCAACAATGCAGAAAACTGTCAACCTGCCGCCGCTCGCGCGGGCGGCGGAACTCGTGCCGTCGTCCTTCGACGGCGAGGCGCGCACCATCGATGTCGTCTGGTCCACCGGCGCGCGCGTGCGCCGCTATTCGTTCTTCGGCGACGCATACGACGAGGAGCTTTCGCTCGATCCTGGCGCCGTGCGCATGGAACGCCTGAATGCAGGCGCGCCGTTTCTGCGCGATCATCGCGCCGCGGACGTCACCGCCATTCTCGGTTCGGTGGTCCCCGGCAGCGCGCGGATCGAGAATGGCATCGCGGTTGCGAAGGTGCGCCTGAGCGAGCGCGCGGACGTAGAGCCGATCGTGGCCGACATTCGTGCCGGGCACATCAAGTCGGTGTCGGTCGGCTACCGCGTGCACAGATACGAAATCACCGAGAACGACGGCGAACCCGATGTCTATCGGGCCGTCGACTGGGAACCTCTCGAAATTTCCGCGGTCCCGATCGGGGCCGATCCCGGGGCCGGCTTCCGTTCAGCGGAAGCGGCCGCCCCCTGCGTCGTGGTCCGGGCCGACGCTGAACAGGCCGCCCCCGCGGCCGCAGAAAAGGAGGCCATCATGGCCGACATCAAGACGCGGGCCGCCGGCGAAACTGGCGGCGACATCGAACTCGTGCCGGATGCGCGGAAGGCCGATGAGGCATCGACGCAACCGGTCGACACGAAGCAGGTTCGCGCGCAGGAGCGCGAGCGTATATCCGGTATCTACGCGCTGCAGGAGCGCTTCGGCCTGGAGCGTTCCTTTGCCGAAGATCTCGTCGATCGCAACGTGTCGCTTGACGAGGCGCGCGCTGCGGTGCTCGACAAACTCGCGGAGCGGGATGCGAAGGGTACCGGCCATAATCACGTGTCCGTGGTCATGGGCGGCCTCGACGCTACGGTTACCCGGCGCGAGGCGCTTGTCGAGGCGCTGCTCCATCGCATCGCGCCGGCGGCATTTCCCCTCACCGACCGCGCACGCGAATATCGCGGCATGTCGCTGACCGACGTCGCGCGCGATTGCCTTGACGCGTCGGGTACGCGAACCCGGGGCATGACGGCAAACGAGATTGCCTATGCGGCGACGCGCGCGGCCGGGATGCATTCCACGTCGGACTTCCCGCTGATCCTGGCGGCTGTCGCCGGCAAGCGTCTGCGTCAGGCCTATCAGGCTACGCCGCGGACGTTCGAGGTCTGGACGCGCGGAATCACCGCGACTGACTTCAAGCCGATGTATCCGACGCAGGTCGGTAACTTCCCGACGTTGAAGCCGGTGATGGAAGGTGCCGAGTTCACCTACGGCACCATCGCCGAGGGGCGCGAGACCTACAAGCTCGCTACCTTCGGCCGCATCGTCGCGCTCACGCGGCAGGCGATCGTCAACGACGATCTCCGCGCCTTCGATCGGGCGCTGTCCACCGCCGGTCAGCGTGCGGCCGATCTGGAGTCGGCGATCGTCTACGGCGAGCTGCTCGCCAATGCGGCGCTGTCGGATGGCGTCGCGTTGTTCCATTCCAACCATAACAATCTTGGCACGGCGTCGGTCATCAACGAGGCTGCGTTGTCGGAGGCGTGGGAGAAGATGGCGCAGCAGAGGGATATCGCCGGCGAGGAATATATCGCGGTTATTCCGCGGTTCATCCTCGTGCCGCCGGGACAGCGGGCGATCGAGGCGCGCAAGATGATCGCCGCGACAACGCCGGCGCGCGCGGCGGACGTGAACGCGTTCGCCGGCGCGTTGACGGTGGTCGAGGAGCCTCGGCTGTTCAAGCCGGGCGGCCCGCAGCCGTGGTGGCTCGCCGCCGATCCGAACCTGATCGATACGATCGAATATGCGCGGCTCGAAGGCCAGACCGAGCCGTTCCTCGATCAACGCGTCGGGTTCGAGGTGGACGGGGTCGAGTTCAAGGTGCGGCACGACTTCGCCGCCAAGGCGCTCGACTATCGCGGCTTGTTCTTCAACGCCGGAGCCAACCCGGCCTGACATAGGCGCCGCACTATCCTCCCTGCGGCGCTATGACTGCGGAGCGCCTTCGCGGCGCTCCGCTCTTTTCAACGGAGAAGCTCCATGAAGAATTTCGTGCAAGATGGCGAGATCGTCGTCGTGCCTGCGCCGTACGCGCTCGCGTCCGGTCAGGGCGCAAAGGTCGGTCAACTGTTCGGTGTTGCGGTCACCGACGCCGCGCAGAATGCTGACGTCCCCCTCAAGACCTGCGGCGTGTTCGACCTGCCGAAGGTCGGCTCGCAAGCCTGGACCGTCGGCGCGCTGGTCTACTGGGACGACACCAACAAGCGCTGCACCACCGTCGCGACCGGCAATCTTCTGATCGGCGCGGCCGTGGCGGCCGTTGACGGCGGCGTGGGATCGACGACCGGGCGCGTCCGCCTTAACGGCACCGCGCGGGCGAACGAGGCGTGATGAGCGCCTTCGGCGCGGCGATCGATGCGATCTTCGCCGACGGCAACGTCGGCGAAGACGCATTGTGGCGGAGCGGTGGCGCCGGGGCAGGCGTTCCGGTGCGCGTGGTCCGCAAGAGCCCGGATTCGGTGGTCGGCTTCGGCGACAGCCGCGCCTTATTGCCCTCCGTGCTGATCGATGTGCGCCGTTCGGACATCGCCGAACCGGCCGCCGGCGATACCTTCGAGATTGCCGGCGACCTCTACGAGGTCATCGCCGCGCCATTGTCGGATGGCCTCGGGCTCGTATGGACGTGCGAGGCGGCCAAACAGGCTTGAGCGATGCGTTTCGCGCTGCAAACGTCCGATCTTGCCAATGGTCTTGAGGGCACCGAAGGGGATATCGCGCGGTCTGTGACCGCCGCGATGCGTCAGGCGACGGAGGGGCTCAAGTCCGATCTGCGCGCCGACGTTGTGGATGCCGGCCTCGGTCAGCGCCTCGCCAATACCTGGCGCGGCAAGACGTTCCCCGAGAGCGGCGCAAGCATCGAGGCGGCGGCCTTCGTCTGGTCGAAGGCGCCGAACATCGTCGATGCCTTCGACCGCGGCGTGACCATCCGCTCGCGCCATGGGTTCTGGCTCGCCATTCCGACGCCGGCTGCGGGCGCAACGGGTCTTGCGGCGACCGGCGCGCGCAGGCGCATCACGCCCGGCGGCTTCGAACGG